GACATGCTGTGGCCGAAAGCAGTGAAGGACCGCATCAAGAGCGGCGGAGACCTGGAAATCGCCCAGACGTATCCGTACCGGTCTGCGGCTCCATCGGCACTGTGGGCGGATCTGACAGAGAGCGCCACGCAAGACATTCTGCTCGCTGGCTACACGGGGTATTTCCTGTGGTCGCAGGTCCCCCGGTTCTCGGAGGTGCTGATCCGTAAGGCCAAGTCGGGGTGCCGCGTCCGGTTCCTCATCGGCGACCCCGAAGGTGAGGTGACGCGGCAGCGCGAGGTCATCGAAGGTACGGCACTGTCGGTCTCCACGCGCATCCACATCACCCTTGAGCACCTCGCCCGCCTTGCCCCGCTGGACGGCATTGAGGCACGGTTCAGCGCCCCCGAGGACGCCGTGAACCATGTCAGCCTGTCGGTGTTCCGATTCGATGACGACGCCCTGGTGACGCCTCACCTTGCCCGCCTGGTCGGCCACGATTCCCCGCTTCTGCACCTGCGCCGCCGCGGCGAGGGCGGCATGTTCGACCGATTCGCGGAGCACGCTGAAGAGCTGTGGGGCCGCGGCGTGCCCATCGGCGGCTGACCCCGGAAACGACGAAGCGCCCCCGCCGCCACCCCGGGAAGGGCGGCAACGGGGGCGTTCTCGTGCGGTCATTCGCTGTCGGCGGGCGGGGGTGGCAGGTCGGGTTCGAGGAACGGGCTGATGCTCGGCGCGGGTACGGGCTGTTCGTCGACGCGGCCCAGCCGGACAAGGCTTGCCGTGTCGGCAGCGCTGTCGTCACGTCGGGGCTGTGCGGGGATCGCTTCGGGCATGCGCCCTCCTATGCGTATTGGCTGCGGCCGGGGTCGAGACCCATGCCGAGCAAGCCGCCACCCTTCTTCTGTGACGGCTCCGGTGCCCCGTCCTTGCGGCAGACGAGAGCGTCCGGGTCGTAGGCCGGCGCCTGCAGGCTGTAACCGTCGGGGCAGGTCTGGCCGTTCATCCCGTCCTTGCCGTCGGCGCCGGGCGGGCCCTGCGGCCCTGTCGACCCTGTCGGACCCGTTTCACCTTGAGGTCCGGGCGGGCCGGCCACGCCGTTGGCGCCTGCGGCTCCGGTCGGTCCGATGCTGCCGACGCCGTTGCTGCCGTCGGTGCCATTGATCCCGTTCTTGCCTGGCGATCCCGACGGGCCGATGGGTCCGGTCGGGCCGATAGGTCCCGTCGGTCCCGGGCTGCCCTGTGGTCCGCGGGGCCCGGTGATGGACTGGCCCTGCGCCCCCCGGCTTCCGGGGGGCCCGGCGACGGGCTTGTGCCCGAGCTGCTGCACCTGTTGGGCGAGCGCGTCTCTGGCGTCGTTCGCGGTGCGCAGGTCGTGGGAGAGCTGCTGCATGGTGATGAACACCCAGGCCAGTACGGCGACACCGGCGACCGCGGCGAGGGCGAACCACAGGTCGGCGCGCCTCCGGTCTTTCGCCCGGGAGCTGTGTGACCTCACGCGCCCGCTCCTCTCGCCGCCAAATAGGCCTGGAGCAGCAGGATCAGCACGGGGGCGACGAGGGCCGCGAACACCAGGCGCCGATCGGCACGCCGTTGGTCCTCGGCCTTCCGTCGTTCCATCTCGGCGTCTCGTTGCTCCTGGGCGCGTGACGCCTCGATCGCCGCCACCCGCTCGATCACCTGTCGGTGCACGTCATCTGCGGTACGCCGTTCCACGTCGTACCGTTCAACGGACACTTTCTTGTCGAGCCGGGCCCCGTACTCGCGGAGATCCTCTTTGAGGTCGGCGTGAATGGCCTCCAGGCGCCGAACGACCTCCCCGAGCGTCGGCTCGTCGGCCACGTGCTTCTCCGATCAGAGGTTCTGCGGTGCGGCAGGCTTGATCGGGCTGGACTGCTCCAGCGGTACCGACGGCACGGGCGCGGTGACCCTCTCCCGCAGCCAGAGGGCGAGCAGCGCGGCCACGGCCGCCATTACCTTGCCCTGCCTGTCGGCGGACCAGTCGAGGCCGAGGCCGACGGCCAGCGCCATGCCGGCCTGGGCGAGGTTGAGGAGGGCCGCAGCGACCGCGCCCGTCTTCAGGACGACAGCAGCGATGAGTGCGACGATGCAGGCGGCGACGGTGTTGATGGCGGTCTGGACGCCCGGGGAGACGTTGAGGCCGAAGGCTGCCGCAAACTGCACGGCCGCTGCGACGAAGCCCAGCCAATACACCGGTTCTCTGCCAAAGATCTTCATGGTGGTCTCGTTTCTTCCAGGTTAGGCGGGGATCCAAGCCCCGTCGCGAACGAAGCCGTGCGTGCCACAGCACCGCCACAGCAGGGATGGTTCGAGATTCAGAGGTTCGCGGGAGACGAGGGTGTGCGCGCTCGTCCCAGCAGCCACCCAGCAGCCGTCGTGTACCTTGCGGTCCTCGGGCACGCCTTCCAGTGCACTGCACCAATGCCAGAAGGTTGGGTTGGCTTCCTCGGCCAGCCAGCCGAAGTAGATGTCCTCGGTCAGCTTGGTCATGCCGACCATTTCCATGCCGGGCCAGTCCGACGGAGGAGCTGGGCGGGGCGTGCTCATGCGACCACCTGAAAGCCGTGCTTGGCGCCGAGCTTCGTGAGGGAGGTCTTGCCGGGGATGCCGTCGTAGGGGCCGGGCACCGTGCGGCGCTGCCACGCGGCATAAGCGGCGATCGTCTTCGACCCGAACGAGCCGTCGACGTACTGCGACGCGAGGAGTCCCTCAGCCTTGAGCGCCTTCTCGACGAGCAGGACTTCGGCCTTGTAGCTGGTGTGGCCCTGCGCGGCGGCCGGGTCATGCTTCGCCGCGTACACGACGTGCGCAAGGCTGACCTTCGGCTTTGCCGGGGTGGGCGGCTTCGGGTCAGGCGTCGGCTTCGGAGTGACCGCCTTCCCCGGAACCTTGGAGGTGTCGATGCCGCCCGGGTCCCAGTGGGTGTTGCCGGGGACGTGGCAGTGCCCGTAGTGCCCGGCCTTGGACTGCCAGATGTCGCGGCGGCGCGGCATTGCTTGGCTCGACGATGTGACCGGTGGGCCTGCGGGCCAGACGTCGGGGATGCCGTGCGCCCGTCCGGCGGCCAGGAGCTTGCGGAAGTTCGGCTTGGCGGCCGGATCGAAGCCGTCGGTCCAGGGCGGGGACGGCATGGCCACGACCTCGACCTGAATGTTGACCGTGCCCTCGCGGTTCGTGCGGCGCGTGCCATCGTTCTGCAACGCCCGGGCGGACTGGGTGAGGGGCCCGAGCTGGCCGAGCCTGTCCGTCTTGGGGTCGTACAGCACCTGCGGCTCGAACCCTGCGTTGATCAGGTAGGACGCCATCGAGGTGAAGTAGCCCTGCGGCGATACGGTGACGTGCCAGGTGAACCGGGGCCCGGATTCGGGGTGGTCCATGGCGCCGCCGATGACCTGCCCGCCGAGACGCTCGACGCCGTCGATGTAGGCGGGGCCGCTGGTGGCGGTCCGCGGCACCTCCGCACTCTCGAGTTCGGGAGCGCGGACGGTGAACGGGGCGGCGCTGGTGGGCTGATACCAGTCGAGGTCGCCGCCCTCCGCGTCAGGGCGGAGGACGAAGAACGCGCCGTCCTGACGCGGGTGTTCCTTGACGAACCGCGGTACGACCTCGAGGCCGGCGAGGGTCCGCACGGTCTCGACGTGGTTCTGGTCGACCTCGCCGCAGTAGGTGACGGTCTGGTCGGGGTGGACGATTGCGGCGTGGAATGTGGTCATCACAGCCCCTTTGCGGTGAGCCACGCATGGACGGCCTTAGACATGGCGGCGTCGACCGAGGCGGGCGTGGGAGTGGGTGTCGGCGTCGGGGTGGGCGCCGGGGACGTGAGCGGCACGAAAAACGTGACGTCGCCCTGCTCGTCGAGGAGACGGCCCCAGTCGTCGAAGGAGAAGCAGAACGTGCCGTTCAGGCCCCAGTCGGCAGTCCAGGAGTTACGGGCCCAGACGAGCTTTTTGACGGCGTCGATGCCGTACACGCAGAACTCGTGGCCGCCTCGGACCGAGCCGGAGATCTTCACGCGGCCGGAGCTGTCCGGGTTGTCGAATCCCTCGTACCAGGGCACGCCGGTGATGCACGGCAGCAAGCCGAGCCCCTTAAGGGCTGCGCCCAGCGACAGGGCGTGCTGGTAGCCGGAGATGAGCCCGGCCTTCTGCGCGGCCTTGGCCCCGGCCAGTCCGACCGATCCGGTGTCGTCGGGCGGATACGTGCCCTTGATGCTGTCGAGGCCGGTCGCCGACGAATACAGGGCGAGACCCTGCTTGTTGTCGGTGGCGACGTCTGCCGTGGGTCGGGCCTTCACCGTGGTGGGGATCGCGGCGTAGAAGGGGTCAGCGGACGCGCAGGCCTCCGTGCCGAAGCCGACGCAGGCGCCGACGTTGGCCTGGTCAAGGACGGGCGCGTTCACCTTGTGGGTGGCGGAGGTGTAGCCGGTGCCGAGGAGATCCTCCGACAGGACGTAGGCGCGCGAGCGTTCGTCGTGCTCGACGTGCCGGCCAAGCCTGCCGCCGGTCTCGCTGGGGTGTTCTTCGATGTGCCGGGTGACGATCACGGTCAACGTGGGCTCCGAGAGGGCGCGAATGGGACATACGAAAGCCCCCGGGCCGGCGGCCGAGGGGCGGGAAACGAGCAGTGCGCGTGGTCGGTCAGGAGAATTCGGGCTGCGGGTCCAGCAGCATCGCGGAGACGAGCGTCATGAGCTGATGGCACCGGCCGCACTGGATGGTGACGCTGCCCGCGTTGGAGTAGCAGGGGTTGACCGTGAACTCCCGGCCGCTGTTGATGCACGCCTCGGTGTCGTCTCGGGCGACGACCGAGTACCACATCGCGGGTTCGAACGTTAGGTCGCCGTCGCTCATACGCCGATCACCATCCAGTTCACAGATGTTGCCGAGGTGTTCGTTCGTGTCACCCATACGGTCAGGCCGTCGGAGGTGGCGTTCGTGGTGCTGACTCCGGTGATCTGGGTGCCCGGCGCGATCGTCGCCGCGGTAGCGAGTCCGTAGAAGGTGGTGCCCATCAGTCCCAGCCCGGTGACGGTCGCCGAGGTCGGTGTGTTTGCCGCCGTCGGGGTGATGGAGACCTGCCCGTAGGAGATGTTCATCGACGTGAGGACGCCGAGGACATCGAGGTTGCACTGATTCGCGTTCTCGGCCTGGACGTAGACGTAGGGGTTGCCGCCCTCGAACGTACTTTCCAGCGTGAGCATGGCCCGGTGGGCGGACGGGGCGACGTTTCCCGAGGTCAGGATGAGGTCGGTGTACTGGAAGGCGTCCGAGTCGTAGGTGATGCCGGCCGGGACGGCGACCAAGTTGTCTTCGACGGGCCGGAACTGCAACTGCCCCGAGGACAGGTACCCGCTCATGTTGATGGGGTCCTGCAGACCGCGCGTCCACAGCCCGCCTCCGCCGTTACCGGCGTCCGGGCCGAGTTCGGCCAGCAGGGTCGTGCCGTCTTCTGCGTACACGCGGAGGGTGCCGACGGTTGCGGTCCCCATGCGCCGCGCGGCCCGCAGCTCCTTCACCTCCCGTTCCAGCGCGGCGACCTTGCGCGCCAGGCTGGTGGAGTCGGGCGGTAGTTGGTCGAGTTGCCGGGGCATCAGGTTTCCTCCACGAGGATCGGGCGGACGCGGTCGGCGCCCGGGTCGAGTTCCCACGACCAGCAGCGGGCCACCACGTCGGCGCTCTGCGGGTGGCGTGGGGAACCTTCGACGGCGAGGTGGACGGTGTCGCCGAGCCCCCAGTCCTGGCCGAGCCGGGGCGAGCGGGAGGCAACCGCGTCGAGCGTCCACACCTGGCCACCCTGCGCCATCAGCGTCAGCGATTGTGCGGCGTGCGCCTCGAGCTGGTCGGGGTCCGTCACGCCGCTCGCTGGGGTGTAGCGGTACTCCCGGCGCGGCCAGCCCGCGGCGACAAGGGCGGTCGCCTCATGCGGGCTGGAGGTGAGCCGGGACGATCCCTCACCCTCGCCGCGTGCCACGACGACGGTGGCGCCCTTCCCGTCCTCGTAGGACTCGGTCAGGGTGTACGTCGCGACACAGCCCGGGAAGTCGAACGTTGCCGAGGTGGCGCCCTGAACGCCGATCTTTGGGCGGACGCGGAGCGGGAACTCGAACCCGGAATGGGCCGCGTTCCAGCGGACATCGATCGTCCACTCGGGCCCGCCGTCCAGGCCCATGATCTCTTTGAGGCAAGACAGGATGCTCTTGTCGTCGCCGTCCTGCGTGAGATAGTCCATGGTCATGCCTGTGCTGGGGGCGTCGATGACGATAGGCGGCCCGCCTGTGATGGCGGGTGTGACGAGCGCGGAGATGACGGCGGCCTGGTCGGTGCCGATGAGGGTCTGGGTGCCGGGGAAGCGGCTGTCGAGGTAGCGCTCCAGGGTGGCCGCGCCGAGCGACAACGTCTGCGCGCTGCCGCCTTCCCTTGTCAGCAGCGCGCCAGCCCACACGGGGATGTCGGTGGCGGTGTCTACGGCCACGAGCAGACTGCTGCCGGGCGTGGTCGCCTCGTCCCAGCCCGCGGGGGCGCCGGGCAGGGAGAGGCTGGCCTGCAGGGTGGTGGAGTCGCCCAACTTCCGCGACAGCGTCCCGGAGGGGGTGAGTGCGGGCAGATCTTCGACGATGCCGCCGGTGCGCAGGTCGCAGCCGTACCAGGTGAGTTCGACTGCGCTCACGAGGCGGCCGCGATGGGCTCGACCGCAAGCAGTCCATCGGTGGCCCGGGTCACCGTGGACAGGGTGCCGACCGAGCTGAACAGATACTGCGGCGTGAGCGTGACGCTGACGCCCGGCGTCCAGGACCGCATGACCCGGCGAGTGCCGTAGTTACGCGAGCCGTAGGTGGACAGCCCGTTGGGCTCCGAGGCGGACTCGGTCACGCCGCCGGAGGCGCGCCAGGCCAGCCATCCCGTCGAGGAGCTGCTGGCGGTGTTCATCAGGGCGCCGCCGATGCTGATCCAGACTTTGCCGCTGGGAGGCACGGTGAACGTCAGCGAGGGCCAGTTCCCCGAGGGGAAGTCGGTGAAGGGGCCGGCGGTGAAACTGCCCGGCTGGCTGACCTGTGCGGACGTGACCGGGGCGTAGGGGTTGACCTGCC